GTCGGCGGTGCGGAAAATGGTGCAACGACCTCTACCGCAAACATTTCTTTTGACGATATGATCGAACTTTTCTACTCTGTCAAGTCGCCTTACCGAAAGAAAGCAGTATGGGTGCTGAATGAACAGACAGTAAAGGCACTCCGCAAATTGAAGGACAACACAGGAAACTATATTTGGCAGCCCGCCGTCAGCAGCGGACTTCCTGATACCATTCTCAATCGTCCGTATGTTACTTCTGTATATGCTCCGGTTTCTGCGGCAGGTGCAAAGCCGATCGCATTTGGTGACCTCTCCTATTATTGGATCGCCGACCGTCAGGGCAGAAGCCTGAAGCGTTTGAATGAACTCTTTGCCATGAACGGACAGGTCGGTTTCCTGGCCTCCCAGCGTGTAGACGGCAAGCTGATTCTTCCGGAAGCAATCAAGACACTCACCATCAAGAAAGCGTGATGTTATGATCACGCTGAAAGAGGCAAAAAACTATCTGCGAGTGGATTATGAGGAGGACGATAGTCTGATTCAGAATCTGCTTTCTACAGCAAAAAATCTGGTAATGGACGTTGGTAGGTTAGATGATGAAAATTTTACAAAAAATGAGGATATCGTGCGGACAGCGATGCTTTTCGCACTTGGGTATCTTTATGAAAACAGAAGTAATCCTGATTACAAAAAGCTGACCTTAAATCTTCGTTCAATTTTGTTTGCACAGCGAGAGGGTGTGATGTAATGGAAATTGGAAACCTGAATCAGAGAATCACAATACTTGAACATCGAACGGTTATTGATGAGATCGGCAACCATACTACAAAATGGGAAGAAACATTCTCCCTATGGGCAAAGGTAACTGTAAAGACGGCAACGGAAACCACGGATGCAGGGATAACCAAAGAGGTGCAAAAACTGGAGTTTCTGGTTCGACAGAGTCCTGCATCGCTGAACATCAACAGCACCAATTTCCGTATTCTTTTCAGGAATAACATTTACAATGTCACCGGAATTACTCCTTTATACGACCACAACAACTACATGAAAATCGAGGGTGAGATACGAAAGGCAGGTGCTTCCGATGGCTACAGTTGATGCAATGGCTGATGAAATTATGAAAGGTCTGACGGAATATGCAGACCTTGCAGATACGTCAATGAAAAAAGCAGTCAGAAAGACTGCAAAGTCTGTAAAAGATGAAATATCTGCAAATGCTCCAAAGCGAACGGGTGCGTATTCAAAAAGCTGGACTGCCAAAAAGACAAAGGAAAACAGCCATTCTCTTGAAATGACTGTCCACAGTAAGAATCGTTATCAACTGGCACATTTATTGGAGAAAGGCCATGCCAAGCGTGGCGGTGGTCGTGTATCCGGCAAGCCGCACATTGCTCCTGCAGAAGAAAACGGTGTGCAGTTGTTAGAACATTTGATCGTGGAGGCGTTGTCATGACTTACGAACAAATCAATGAGATGATGCAGGAGATGGGGCTGCCTTTCGCCTACCATCATTTTGCCGAAGGCGAAAGTCCTGAACCGCCTTTTCTGCTGTTTTTATCCCCCGGAGAAAATACATTTTCGGCGGATAACTCCATGTATTTCAGCTTTAAAATGCTGGATATTGAACTCTATACAGATGTGAAGAATCCTGAACTGGAAAAGCAAGTTGAACAGGTTCTGAAACGTCATAAAATCTATTACACAAAATCGGAAGTATGGATAGAGTCCGAAAAACTCTATGAAGTACTGTATGAAACGGAGGTATAACCAATGGCGAACAAGAAAAACAAGGTTAAATTCGGTTTGCAGAATGTCTACTGGGCAAAAATCAATGAATGGGGTGAAGATCCTGACGGCAACAAAACTGTCCCTGCATACGGTCCGTCAAAACATCTCCCCGGTGCTGTATCGCTTTCTATTGAAGCAAACGGCGAGGCAGAAAATTTTTATGCGGACAATGGCGTTTATTATGTCATCAACAACAATGCAGGATATACAGGTGACCTTGAAATTGCTCTTATTACGACAGAATTTGCAACTGAGATCTTAGGCGAAATTTTGGATAACAACGGCGTTCTGGTGGAAAAGAATGATACGGAACTTGCTCAGTTTGCACTGATGTTTGAGTTCTTAGGCGATAAGCATCATATTCGACACGTGATGTATTGCTGTTCTGCTTCTCGACCTGCAACGGAATCTGCAACAACAGAGGAAAGCACGGAAGTCAAGACGGAAAAGCTGTCGCTGAAGGCTACCCCTTTGCCGACAGGTCTTGTGAAATCCAAGACAACAGAAAGTACTACAGAAGCGGTTTACAACAACTGGTTCAAGATGCCGTATAACCCTGATACGGTCGTGAAATCTTCCGCCAAAACATCTTAAGGAGGTAAAGCATGGCTATTAAAAAGAATATTACAATCGATGGTATTGAAGTTCCTTTCAAGGCAAGTGCGGCAGTTCCACGTTTGTATCGTCTGAAATTCAGACGTGATATTTATAAGGACTTTGCATCACTGAAAACTGAAGTCACTGAGGGCGATGAAAACAAAAGCGAAATCGGAATTGAAAGTCTTGAAGTCTTTGAAAATATCGCATATATCATGGCAAAACACGCTGATTCCAATGTTCCCGACAACCCTGATGATTTTTTGGAACAGTTCAACACATTCAGCA